GCGGCATGCCGGATTCCACGGCCTGCTGCACCATCTGCTCGGCCTGCTGCATCAGCTCCTGCTGGCGCTGCTGCAGAAGCTGCTGCGTGATCTTGGCGACCGCCTCCGGCGAAATGGTCGGCTTCGGTGTCTCCTTGATGGCCCAGTTCTTGGTGATGCCGGTCGGGAACAGCAGGTCCGCCACGCGGGCGTCGATCGTCTTGATCTTGACGCGCGTCTTGCGCACGAATGCCCGCGACCGCGCCTTGCCGATCTTGGCCTCCACATCGGGGTCGTACTGGCCGCGGTACTGACGCAGGTCGCGCAGCCAGCGCTGCTCGGTCAGCTGCCGGTCAGACTCGGCGCGCTTGAACTCCTCGAGCAGGGTCGCACCAAGAGACTGGAGAAGCTGGCTTTGGTTAGACGGTGGCGGCGCTTCTTCAAACGCAGCCTCTGCTGCGATGATGTAGATCTCCTGATCGCTCTGCTGACCCATCATTGCTCCTGGATCTCGACGTATAGGTCGATCTCGCGGATCACCGGATTCGTGGCGCTGGTGGTGACGAGGATCACGATGTTGTACTCGTTGTCAGGCGTGCCGCCAGACACGGTGACCCTGAGGCGCAGGCCAACCGTCTCGAGCGTTGCCGAGATGCCGGGCGGCACGATGATCGAAGCCGAGGCGAGCGTGTCATCCCGCGTCGAGAACCACTCGGACAGGTCGAAGATGTAGTCGCGCGCCTCGCGCGTTTGCTTGCGGGATCTCTTGGTCGCGAGAGTCATGTTTCTTCCTCAGGCCTTGCTGGGCACGTACACGATGTCGTCCCACGGCGCCGGCGTGACGTCTGGGACCGCTGCCCCAGCGACAGGAGGAGCGGTCCCGATGACCACATCGAGGGGAATGTCGAAGACCCCCGCGAACATGGAGACAAGGATGTTGTCCTCGTACAGCCTATAAGTCGTGGACACCGAAGCCGTCGCCTCAAGTGATCCGTCTTCGTAGACGACGCCGGGGAAGGATGCGGGGCTGCTGAGCAGCATCCTGTAGCGGCTCCCAGCAACCAGGCCGTCGTTGAACATCGCACCGGGCCCATTGGGCCCAGAGCCTGTGGCGGCCAAGATCTCGGAGCCGAGTAGACCAACGAAAGGCGTCCCAAAGATCGGGCGCCCTCCAGCGGTCTCGTTCATGTTGCGCCACATGATCAGGCCGCCGTCACCACGTTGTGCCAGCGGCCGGTTCCGCCAGAGTTGCGCAAGTTAACCTGCCAAGTTCCTGACGACGGGAACGTGTTGATCAAGCCGGAGCCGCCGGCCCCAAGCGTCACCGTGCCGTTGATCACTGTCGTGCCCGATCCGGTGTTTCCAGCGATTGCCGTGAACGAGAGCACCTCGCCGGCGGCCATCGCTGGGCTGCCGGTGTTGAGCGAGAACGGCCCAACTGTCGCACTGAAGCCGGATGACGGGGCGGCCGCGATGCTGAACGACACGCTGTTGCTGTTCGCCGTGTTTGAGCCGGTGTCTGTGGCTCGGAACGTGGCGGAGTAGTTGCCGGAGGCGGTCGGGGTGCCACTGACAACTCCGGTGCTGGAGTTGATGGAAAGGCCAGGCGGAAGGCTGCCGGATACCACGCTGTAGGCAAACGGCGCAAGGCTGCCCGAGAAGAAGCTGGACAGGCTGGATCCGCTCCAAGCAAACGCGCTTCCGACCGTCCCGCTCTGAGCGCCAACAGTCCCACTGAAGGAGACTGGGGACGATGAGGACGACACCGTGATGCCGAACAGGTTGCTGTCCGCAGTAAGCGATCCGACGTCTGTCCTCCTGACTCGCAGGTTGGAGCTGGTCCCTACAGTAGTCGGCGCTCCACTGATAACGCCTGCCGAGCTGACCGTTACTCCAGCGGGCCATGTACCGACGGCGCTGTACGTGCCAGAGTCTCCGGAGTCAGGGTCAGAGAACCGGCTGACGACACTGATCGGAGTCATCGAGGAGTTGACCACAAGCGTAGGAACGCTGATGTCAGGCCCAACAAACGACGGCGCCTCGTTGACGTTGTTGATGTTGAGAGTGACCGCCTGAGTAGCAGAGTCTCGAAGCACGTTGAAGCTATACGAGGCCTTTGTCTCGCGGTCGAAGTTGCCCGACGCGAGCGTGACGACGCCGCCGGACGAGATCGCCAGCGCGGGCGCATCGGTGCCGGTCAGGCTCCAGGCCGTGCCGCCGGTGGCCGACCAGGTGCCGGCGTTGTTCTGGTTCTCGTTGACAGCGTGGGTGATGCTCGCCGCGCCGGCTGCGCCAGAGGGGCCGGTGATGACAGGGCCAGAGGCCTCCTCGAACTCAGTTGCCCCGATGTCCGGCGCCGCTCCCTGCGGGATGCTCAGGCCGAACAGGTCAACCGTGACGCCGCTGATGGTCGTGCCTGTGTTGCCGAGCTTGGTGCTGCCAGAAGCGCGTCTATAGTCCTCGGTGCCACTCCCGGTGTTCACGAAGTCGCCAGAGGCCAGGCCCGTCTGACCGCTCGTGCCCAGCGCCGTGCCGTTGCTCGTGGCGTTGTGCGTGGTGCCACCGAGTGGCGTGCCGTCCAAGTCGGTGGTGAAGCCGAAGAATGCGCAGCCTGCCGCGCCAAGGCCCGAGAAGTTCGACCTTGCTGCACTGACCGCGCCATTGGCTACCAAGGTGCAGCGCTCCAGCATCAGAGAGCCGTTGCCATCCGCGAGAAACGTGCCGCCAGTCTTGCCAACAAGCAGCGACGACACAACCTTGCTGCCCGAGCCGGAGTCATTGACCAGCAGGTTGTTGCTCGCGCCCTGATCGAGGATTGAGCGTCGAATTTGTGCGCCGCCACCCACTTGGAAAAGCTGCCCGTCGCCGTTGCCACGGGTCAGTTGCAAGCCCTCGATGATGGCTCGATTGGTCTGCAGGATCAGCGAGCAGTAGTCGCGCAGGTAGATGGTGGCGCGCGTGCCGTAGATCGGCCACAGCCGGCCAGTGATGGCGCGCCCGCTGGAGGGTCGAATCACCGCGCGGAAGCCGCTGCCGCCGGGGTTGAGGGTCAGCGACCCCGAACCGATGTTGAGCGCTGCAAGATCGATCTCTGCAATCTCGTCTTCAGTCCAGACGGTCTGGGCATTGCGCGCGGTGATCCAGGCGGCAAGGCCCGCTTCGGTAGTGATGGTGGTGACGGCCATGTGGTCCTCAGAACTTGTAGAGCTTCGCGCCGACGAAGCAGTGGTCCCACACCAGCACCGCGTTCAGAGCCTCAATCCAGTGAGTGCGACCCTGTGCAAGTCGCTCTTGAATCGGGCTCGCGTTGGCAAAACTCAGCGGGGATAGAGTCCACGGTGTCGTGGTCGGGTCAAGTTGCAGCGCTTGCATGCCGCCCACGTTGTTGCGCGTCCAGACCCAGTACCGATTCAGCGGCGGCACGTAGACCATCGAGTACGCGTCGTAGAAGGCGTCGGCCGGCTGGAAGTTGGCCCGCGTCAGGCCGCCACCGAGCTGCACGTCGGTGCCAGTTGCGGTGACGCCCGTGTCCAGGTTGTGAACCCAGTAGCGCCCTGCCCGTCCGCCGGTTGCGGCGGGGGCGTTGAAAGACACCACCGTGCGACCCTGCCGCACCACAGCCGCGTCATTGAAGTTAAGGCCGTAGACGCCGCTCCAGCCCGCCCACGTCTGTGTGTTCCAGTTGTAGGCGTAGGCGCCCTGACCCGCCGACCCGGAGGCGCTGCACAGCACCCGGTTCGTAGCCTCATCCCAGATCGCCAGAGACTGCTCGGCGGCGTGAATTTCAATGACGCCAGTGGCGTTCGGCGCGGCGCCCCCAGTGCTGCGAATCTGATCGTTGACCAGGCGCTTGAGGACCCACTGTCCCGTGGCGATGTCGTACCGCCACAGGCGCCGTGCGTGCATGAACACCGACCCTTGAGCGCCAACGGTCGGCACGTACACCAAGCCCTGATAGCTGTGCCGCGCCGTGGGCTTGCCGTCGGTGGGGATCTCGTCGTACATCGGCCCGTTCAGGGCTGGCACCAGAACGCCAGTCGTCAGCCCCGCCGCGTTGTTTGCGTTGAAGTTGGCCGCCGCCGTGGCGGTGCTCTGAGGGTGGTTGGTGCTGCTCCCGTTGGTGAGGTAGGCCGTGCTCATGGTTGAGCGCGGGCTAGGCGGGCATTCGATGGCCCACTGCATCCGGTAGAAGTCGAACCGGTACAGCCCATTGTTGTAGCCGTCAGAGTGGCCGCCGCCGAGGAACCACAGTCGCGCGTTCGCCTGGTCAATCGTGAAGCCAGACCACGACTGCATCAGGTTGGACGAGTTCGAGAAGCCCCAGAGTTGCTGCAGGCTCCACCCGGCGGAAACGGCCTGGACGGCGGCCGTGAGCTGCGTGTCGATGCGCGAGCCACCCACCTCGATCCATCGGCCCGTGGGCACGGTGTTCCAGGACGCCAGATTGACGCGCCCTTGAGCATCGCGGCCTGGCGTCCAGACATCGCCCACCAGGGTGCCGAGTTCGGAGCCCGCACCCCATGTTTCTGTTGACCTGGCGCGCACGGCCCAAGTCGGGTCGCCCGCGTCTTGTGCTGCGACACCGCTGGCGAAGTTCGGAGCGCTCACGACGCGCTGGTAGCCGGCCGCGGCGCCAGGGATCCCAAACTCCGCGCAGTACGACAGCGCGGGCATCAGGTTGTGCCAGTAGCTGCCGACGCTACCAATGCCGCCGAACAGCAGCGAGCCGTCGCCAAGCTCTTTGGTCGGCGGGGCGCTGCATCCGGGCTGCTGGCTCCACAGCGCGGTGAACGACGACTCGGCGCCAGAGGGCTCGGCCCACGTCCAGCGCCACATGTCACCTGGCGTTGCGGGCCACGGGCCGCTGCCGTCGTTCCAGTTGGCGTTGTCCTGCGCCGCGGTGCCGAAGGCGAACGCGCCAGCGTAGCGGTAAGGGTAGCCGGCTGCGCTGAAGTCGTCGGTGGTCCGCGTGGCGACAGACTTGCCGAGAAACTCGAACCAGCCCGCGAGCTTGGCGGCCTCGGCGATGCCGTCGCCTGTCAGGTGACGGGCGTAGCCCACCGCCGCCGTGACGAAGTCCTGCATCCACGATGCCGCGGCTAGGGGCGGCGTCGTGCCCGGCGTGTAGCCGTCCGTCAAGCCCGGCAGGATCGAGTTCATCCAGCCAAACGGGTGACTGGACTGGGCCACGTAGCGCGAGTGGTTGAACGCGGCGGTGTTCGACAGTTGCCGCTCGAACTCGGCTTGCAGCGGGTCATCGTCGGGGCTGATGGCCGCGGCTTGCGCGATGGCGCGCAGTGCCCAGGCGACTCCCCGCACCTGAAGGTACGAGAAGGTCTGAAGCACGCCGTCGCCGTTCTGGCGGAATGACGTGCTGGCGTGCATCATCGCCAACGAAGCGTTGAACTGCGCCGTCTCGATGTGGCACCAGCGGCCCGAGATCAAGGCGGACACAAACCCCATTGACGGGAGGTGCGACACTTTCCAAGTGGGCGGCACTGAGCCGGTCTGCGTGGCGCTCTGAGACGCACCCGATCCGGTGTCACCGATGCCCGCGCTGCTGTTGCCGATGATCCGCGTCGCGTGGTCCAGCAAGCGCGGCGGGCTCAGGGTGTTTTCGTCGCGGTAGTAGACGCCATAGCGGCCAGCGCGGTAGGCGTGCTGCTGGGCCACGCGGTATGCCTTGCGGCTGCCGTTGGTGTAGACCATGGCGTCCCAGCGAGGCAGCAGGCCGATGGACAGGTGGTATCCACCAGCCCCCATGCCGTTGGGGTACAGACCCTGCTCGTGCGGGCTGGTGATGCTCTCGGACCACGAGGTGATCGCGCTGTCAGGGCTCGTCGCGGAATAGTTCGGGACCAGCTTGGTGGCCTCGATGTACGCGGCGCTGTGCCGGATGAACACGTCCGGGTCAGTCGCCAGCCAGTGCGCGAGCTTCGTGCCCGTCAGCAGGTACAGGCGCTGACGGCCGCAGAAGTCCAACGTGATGCTCTCGCGCTGCGTGCCGCCCAGATCGAAGGTCCACGTCTCGTTGCGGCTGGTCGCGCCGGCCACCATGACGTAGCCGTTCTCCAACCAGGGCAGCACCTCCACAGCCCCGCCTGCCCACAGCCGTACCTCGACGTAGGCGTGCAGCGTGGCGTCGATGGTCTTGCGGTAGACCCAGGACGACATTAGCGGGCCGGTGACGACCGTGCGGAACGGGCTGACCCAGTCCGCACCGGTGAACGTGGCAGACCCGCTCACGCTGCCGGCGATTACGGCCGTCATGGCGGGCAAGTTGGCCGTGGTCAGGGCCGCGCCGGCCGGGGCGATGCCGGTGGTGAGGTTGACCGTCGCGTCGACGTTGGCGGTAAGCGCCGTGGAGCCGGCCAAGACGGCGAACTTGGCCGAGTTGTCTGGCCAGGTGGTCAACACAATGCACTGCACCCCGGCAAGCGAGGTGCCAGATGGCAGATCGCCCTGTCGGAATGCGTGGCCGCAGGCCCACGGGTGCGTCCCGGTGGTCGTGGCATTGAGCGCCAGGGCGGTGATCGTCGTGCCGGCCGCTGGCGGCGGAGGCGGAGGCGGCGGCGGCGGCGTTGGCGCCGCGCTCACCACGATGTCCACGGCGTTGGACTGCACCAGGCTGCCGCTGATGGTGGCAGAGGCCTGCAGCCTCAGAGTTCCGACGGCAGCCGCTGTGGCGTAGGCCAGCTTCGTCAGCTCGCCGGGGGCGGGCGTGACGGGCACGGGGTCGATGGTCGCGGCCGGGCCGCTTACGCGCGCCACGGTCACCGATGCGGGTGCGGTGATGTTGGCTGCAGTGACAGTCAGCGCCTCGGCAACCCCCACGGTGGCCGCTCCGTCTGAGCTCAGAGTGAGGCTTGGGGCCGGAGGAGGCGGAGGCGCCGATGGCGCAGCCCGGCCGGCGTAGATCGGCCCTGATGCGGCCGAGTAGAGGTCTGACTGTGGCGTGGCCATCGGCGGCGTTTATAGCTTCAACGTCATTGGATTTGGAGCGCGTTCACGGAATCAATGGCGCCCCATCAGCGTGCCCGGGTAGACCATCATCCTCACGGAGGACGACGAGTCTGAAACAATGAAGCCCTCCATCGACCACGCACCACCAAAGCTCATTGCGGTCGCGTTGCGCAGGCTCCAAGAGCCCGCCCTGGAAGCGGACTGCGCATTGCGCAGCGACCAGGCTCCTGCCACGCCACCGGCCGCGGCGTTTCGAAGGCTCCACGCTCCGGCGATGGCACCCGAGGCGGGGCTCCTGATGGACCAGGAGCTGGAGAACGACCTGGACTCAGAGTTTCGCAGTGACCATGCGCCATTAAAGCTCCGAGACGCCGAGTTGCGCACCGACCATCCGCCAGAAAGGCTCGCCAAGTCGCCGCCGCCGACACTCCAGGCTGACCCAAAGGTGGATGCGGACTCGTTGCGAACCGTCCACTCGGAGGCCAGAGACCCGGATGTGCGGTTGCGGACAGACCAAGACCCAGACAGAAGACCGGCGGCGCCGCTCGGGGGCGCCGCATCTGCGGCGAAGAGCAGCAGCAGCATGGGCGGCGCGGGCTAGTTGGTCAGAGCGCGCGCAGCAGGTTGAGCGTGGCGCGCGTCTCGGCGTCTTGCGTGTCGATGGCGGCGACTTGCTGCAGATCGCCCAGCGCCTCGGCCGAGGCGCGCAGTTGCGACAGCCTGGTGAGCTGCCGCTCGCACATGAGGATGAGGTCGTTGATGCTCATGTCACACCACCATCTGCCGCAGCATCACCGTGCTGGTGTTGAGTCCAATGTAGATGTAGTCGATCTCGGTCGCCCCGTCCTTGTAGGTCGCGTCGAATGCGGTGTCACCCAACACCGCCGCACCTTGCGTGTACGTCATGGTGCTCCAGGGCTGCATGGCGAACTCGGCAAAGTCGAAAGCGAACCAGCGGCCGGTGGCCTCTTTTTGAATGTAGAGGCGATCTTTACAGTAGGCGTACTTCGTGCCCGCGGCGAAGGTTTCCGCGGCCGGCGAGTAGCTCACGGCCTCCCAGGTGTTCAGGGCGATGTCGTAGCGGTCGAGTAAGGCACCCGCAGCGCCGCGGAACGAATAGAGGTAGCGCCCGTTGCGAATCGCGCTTTCGTTGTTCCAGTCGGCGTCCGTAACGCTGTGAATCCAGTGGCCCGACATGCCCGCGCCAGGAGCGCCGCCACGCGCTGCCGTGGGCGCCAGCGTTGTCCATGTGTTGCTGGAGATGCTGTACCGGTACATCGTGACCGCGTTGCTCCCCAAGTAATACAGAAAATCGTCGTTGCCCTCGATGCTGTACTGGCTGGTCGCGTCGGGCGTCGTCGTCCAGGCTGCGCTGACGGTCAGCGTGGTGCCGGTGTTGGATGCGACTGTCCTGATCTGGCCTTGCCCCGTGCCCGCAGTGATGCGGACCTGGGAATTGGCCCACTGGTTCGTGGTCCAGGTCTTCGCGCTGTTCGACAGCGTCGTGCCGGTGGCAGACGTGGCGGTGCCGGTGGCGAAGCCCTTGAACCCGCCGTCGATCCAAGCCGGTGTGCCGCACATCTTGCCGTCTGTGCCCAAGCTGGCGGGCAGGCCGGTGTGAGCCAGCGTCGCCCAGGTGTTGGTGGCGAAGCAGTATTTCCGGAAGCTGCCCGCCGCCAACGTGCCCGCGCCGACCACGAAGAACACCGGGGTCTTGAGCCGGTACTGGCTGGTGTTGTCGAAGGCCACCGCCTCGGCGCCCTCGAACGTGATGACCGCGTTCGGCCCGATGGTGTTGGATGCGATGGTCTTGAGCCGGCCGGCGTTGGTGCCGCCCACGAACAGCACCGAGTAGCCGCGCAGATCGCGGGCCAGGGTCTGGTTAGTGGTGATTCCGTTGACCGTGCCGGCCGTGGCCGTCAGGCTCGATGCGCCGACGGTGGCGCCGGTGCTGAAGCTGGCGGCCGTGCCCGTGGCACCCGCGCCGAACGTGCCGGCCAGGGCCGGCGATGGCACCTGAATGAAGCCGTCTTCCAGCGGGCTGTACAAAAACGCGGAGGTGTTGCTCTGCACCAGCAGTTGCTGCTGACGGTAGTGCCTGCTGGACACGACGCAGTGCGCCGCCGCAGTCGCGGCGGGCAGCGGGGCGCAGAACTCCCAGCGCTTGAGATCGAGGATCTTGCGGTTGCCGTTGGTGGTAGGCATGTCAGGTCACCGAGATGTTGCGGCGCGCGGAGTCGGCGCCCAGTCGCA